ACTTTAAATTTCTCACAAGTCTTCTGACTGATCTTGCGTTTCTGCAACCGTTCGGCTGAGCCTTTGATCTGCACAATAGAGTTAGTGTGAATGTGTGTTGTTATTTCTTGTCCATCAGTGTAAGTATGACATACAAAACAATAGCCATGGCCATCTGTATAGATACTATTACCATCAGATGAGCCACAACTATTACATGATTCATGTCGTACAAACTCAGAGGAGCCAGTCGATTGGGATGTTATGGAAGGAAGTCCACGGTATGTTATGTTTGTCACACCATTTAGCGTATGTCGTCTTTGATTTCTTGCTGATTGTATTATAGGGTGCCTGGAATACCATACGTAAATCTAATTCAGGATGTTGTTGTTTGACTGCTTTAATCTTGCGTCTGTCATCAGCATCCCAATAGCCTTTACATTCTAGCACAACACCATTTGGTAAAAAAAAGTCTGGCGTGTATAAATGCGGAATTGTATAAGGTACTTTTTCAGTTTCATATTCGTATTTGACATCCAGGTTGCAGAGAAGATCAGCGACCTTCTCCTCAAGACCTGATCGGAATACCACTAGAAGTCATCCTCTTCAACAGCAGATGGCGTTACATTAGGCTCACTAGCCTTGAACCCTTCAGTCTTACCAAAGAGTGCTGCAACGTTTTCTGCTGACATATCACCGGTATCTACACCAGCTGATGCATTGAGAGACACCAGTTGTACACCAACCAATTTAAGGCTTGTTCCATACGTAACTCCATCACGGAGGATGTAGGGTTTTTGGTAGAACGCAAGCTTAACACGACTACCAGCATACAAAGGTGTATTATCATCAGCAATAACTGTCCCTTCAGTATCGACAACAGGTGGACGAGATTCTTCATTCCAAGAGAACTTAACTTTGTATTGTCCTTCAGTAACTTCTTCCCAAGGTTCAGGCTTAAGAGTAGAACGCTTAGGGTTCTTTAGTTTAGTTTCAGCCCACTTAAGGGATTCAACTCTATCATCTTCTAGTGCATCAACCATTGATTGATCAACTAGAGCAGCAAGTGAATAACCAAACTTGCTTGGTTTCAGTACAGCTTGATAACCTTCAAGGATTACAGGCTGTGAGGTTTTGTGGATTAGACGTGGCATTAGCAGAAAAAATAAGTGGAATCAATTACGGAGCTAGGTTCTAGATCTCCAATAATCGGTGGGTCAGTCTCCGCGCCTATCTGGTCAGCGAAGTCTTGCAAGTAATTGTGTTCGGCAAAGAGGTGCATATATGTCTCTCGTACAATTGCACTGAGAGAAGACATGTCGGTAGCACGACACAATACAGAATCATGAATGAGAGCGATCGGTGCATTGAAAGCCAATGCGCTGAAATGGAGAAGGGAAGCATCTAGTGAATGGATTAAGTTGGGTGCTGTTGCATTCTTGTGATGTTGTTTGTCAACCTTGTCACTATCTTGTGTAGAAACAGTTAGTTTACAATCACCCATCAATTGTAATGCAATACGTATTGTTTCTTTCTTCATGAGTTTTTGAGTGACAACAAAACCAGATGGTGTAGACCATGTTAGTTCTGTTTTACCCAAGTCAATTGCTTTAGCAACCTCCTCTTCAATCCAACTCATGACAGCCATAGGACCAGGTACGACCTCATCCATAGCATTTCTAACAGCGATGACAGTCTTTGTCAAGTCATCTTTATCAATCTCAATACCCTTTTCTTTTAGTGCGTCCTTGATGTACCCACGATTAGAGAAAGGTTTTGCATTGTAAGGTACTGTCATTACTACTCTTTTGACTACCTTTCTATCCATATAATTACGAATAGAACTAGGGCAGAAAGGAGCAGCAGTACGAGCGACGACAGCATAAGCATCCTGTGGTTTATCAGACGGTAATACGTTAACTAGACTAGCAGTATTTTTATCTTTAGCAAGACCTGCTAATATCTGTAACCCACTACAAGTAGCATCTGTAGCTACAGGCAAGCTTGTAAAATGACGATCACACTTAAGCACACAATGATAATACTCATCACATGCTGCAAGAAATTGCCATGGCTCATCTGCTCCTTCCCATTCGTGAATGTGTAAGATAGGATCACTAGCGACACAAGTTATAAGATGAGTATTATTCTTTACCCAATCTAATCTTTCTTGCATCGTAGCTTTATCTAGACCATACGTCGTGGCTACTTGAAATGCTATCCAGTCTTCAGCTTCAGGAGTCATGTAAGCTGGTTCAGCAAAAGACAATAAACTTTTTCCAAAGTCTGTGTCTTGTGGTGTTAAGAATGCAGGTATTGGGTAAGCTCTACCTCTGTAATCAAAAGACCAAGGAATAAAGAATTTATCTTTACCTTTAAATCTTTGTACAGCTTCCATTGTCATTCTTGTTCTACATGACTTCTTAAACTCTTGAGCTTGTAGATTGTAAACAGCAGCAGCTTGTCTATTATAATTATGACGAGCTTCTTTATTATCTGCTATATCTACAGGCTTAGGAGGTAAGTCATGATGAATAATAGGGAGAAACTTACCGACAGCTCGTTCCAATCTATCTAGTTCTTCCGCTACACCCACAGTAAAGGGATTTAGACGGTAAGCAACCTTCTGAATTCGGTTCAAGAACTCAATAGGTCTCTCTCCCTGTATACGGGTCGGATCGCCCCTTCGTACCATATCATGACCACGCATCACCTCATTTAATATATAACCGCCACATTTTTCATGTGTCCAGTCATTAGGTTCAATGAGCATTGGCCAAGCAAGTGGGCTGAATAACTCAGCATCACGCATTACTGCGTCCTTGATCTCAAGAAATTCTGGAGTTGGTACAACATAGTGGACAGTTTTACGTCCTTCTCGTTGCATGTTTTTTGTGAACCACCCACTACTTTGCATGATGCAGTCAAGTAACCAGCCTCCAAGTTTAATGCGATTAGCTCTGCCCCATGTGTTCCATTGTTTAACGTCATAGCGATTCATTAAAGTACGGATCACAACTATTTTTTGTTGTGTACCTATTGAACGATGCCAATAGTTTTCTTTTAGTGTGTGCAGTAAGCCTGGTGCATGTTTTTCATAGTGTCTCATTTGACACTCTTGCTCAACAGCAAGACCAATAGCATCACACACATTTACTACTTGATTGCTTTTGTCTTTGTATGAGAATACTTTATCAAATGTTAGTTTTACAGCTAATGCAGCAGCAGCAAGAGGCTCTACATCAGCAAGATATTGTTGTATCTCTTTGAAAGCTGCTCCTGTTTTACCTTCCTTTATCCTGTTGGTAGTGTCTTCAATACGTGCCACCACAAGAGGCAACAAGGTATCAATAGAAGCAGCTCCGTATACAGTAGCAGACGCATAAGATTTGTTCTCTAAGTCATAGGTGTTCTTATGTAAACGTTTGAGACCTTGTGAAATAGCATCACGCTCAAGCTGGATCTGTTCGTCGATCTGTGCTGGTGTCGGCAAATAAGTCCTCCGTGTCAGTTACTGACGCACCTGTAACTGCGTCCTTGATGAATGTGTAGCATTGAGCTAGCTCAGGATAGTCCTCACTAAACTCTTCAAACTGTTCAATCGTAATCAGGCTCATCTTGTTTGTATGTAATAAAGTGTAGTTGATCTTCAGTGCAGATAACAAATTCGTTACCTGTTTTCATTAGTTTGCTGATCTTGTTCTCAGCAGCATGTTGCTTTTGATAGACATACTCTTTGATCTTACCTTTAGATGTTGTCTCTCGTATCATACAACATATTGAACTAGGCAACTCCCAACCACTAAGTTTCCAATCAGCAAACTCTTCAAAGGTTGGTGCATAAAGAAATTCATCAGGAACTTCTTTCCATTGTTTCCAATTGTTTGGAAAGTAAGGCTTTTTACCATTCGTCATTGTCTAAATAAACATCCTTTAAGTACTCAGAACCACCGGACAACTCAGCTGCTGCCCATGTGGCATGTTCTGAATCGGGTGCTAATAACCATCGCACCTGACCATCTGTTGTGGTGTAACGCCAAGTTTTAATTGTCTGTCTTTTTAGCATTTGTTTTGCGTGTGCGTGGTTTAGTGGGAACTGCGTCCTTGATGAATGTGTCACGTTTAGCTAACTCTTCATAAATTGCAGTCCATTTATGATTGGGATAGTGATGAAGAAAACATAAGATAGCATTCTTGATGAAGTAATCATCATCTAATGATTTAGATTGCATGGTTAAATAATCTCGTTGGGTTTGATGTACTGTGCCTTGAGAGCCTCTGTACGCTCTCTAAGCTTCTTTAGTTGTCTTTGTACCCACAGCGTTTGAAAGCCTGCTGTAGGGGCTTGTGGAGTGCTTGTAGGACGTGTGCTTGGGTGTGTATCATGTGTCATTAGTCAACCTCTTGTCATTTTGCTTTGATCAATCATGTCTACTATTTCTTGGAGTTCATCCAAGAACTCCTTAGGATAGGTTTCATCCATACTGAGAGATGCCCAAAACCACTCATAACACTCAGTGTAAGGATCATCACCAGGCAATATAGCATAACCTTCATAATCACCGGCCATTAAATCACTCCACATATAGAAGTTACATTTAAACGAATAAAACCAGGCCGGAATGAGGTGTTTGAAAATGTAGTTAGTCCAGGTCATAAGTTGTCCTCCTGTGGGAGCATTGCTTTTTTGAGGTCTCTGACAACTTCATGCGTAGCTATGGTCGCAAAGCCATCTCCATAGACGTAGCGCACTAAGCCGTCTTCTTGGATGTAGCAAAGGTTCTCTGTAAGCCACTCAATCACCTGCTCCAACTGCCAGTCGGCAGCGGAACGCATGTCGCTTCTGTGGTCGTCTGCCAGATACGGATCAAGAATATCTAGGTGCCAAGATGAAAGCTCCTTGGCGATCTCGTCAGTCAGTGGGTGTTGTTCAGTCATGAGTTGTCCTCTAGAATAGTTCCTTTTACGTTAGCACCCTCAAGAATAGCATCCTCAAGAATAGCACCCTCAAGATTAGTACCTTCAAGGTCAGCACACTTAAGATCAGCACCCCTAAGATTAGCACTCGTAAGGTCAGCGTACCTAAGGTCAGCATCCTTAAGGTTAGCACCCTCAAGGCAAGCATCCTCAAGGAAGGCACCACTAAGGTAAGCACCAGTAAGGTCAGCGTCCTTAAGGTTAGCATCCTTAAGGTTAGCCCACCTAAGAACAGCACCCCTAAGGTCAGCGCCCTCAAGATTAGCACCCGTAAGGTTAGCCCACCTAAGATCAGCACCCTCAAGGTCAACATCCTTAAGGTTAGCATCCTTAAGGTTATCACCTGATTTAATTTCGTATTCGTTGATGTTCATGAGTTTTTCTCTTGTTGTGATGGGGCTGCTTTGATTAGCCTCAACAGTGTAGCACGCTCTGCCGATACTTGGATTCCTAATAAAAGGCGTTTATTAAGAATCCTGATAAAGTCCTATGTGTTCATTAAGATCTTGACAAAGTTTGTGCAATTGCATCTAAGTATTCATCAGCAATATCTTCTACCATGTTTTCTGGAACATAACCTAGAGACAACATATGCTGAATGAAAAAAACGTAGAGTTCCTCCGATTGAGTGTTGTTCATTACAAAACTGCGTCCTTGATGAATGTGTTGTGTATGTGATATTCCCCCAAATGTATTACTAACACTAGAAGTTACGATTGAAGAAATAGTATTCGCAATCACGGCAGATTGTAAAGTAATCATATTGCATTGTTTGATGCCATACTAATTCCCAATCGATTGCAGTCTGTAAGAATACTGGCATTGCCTCAATCTGTTCAGCGTAGACATCACTTAACAAGTCCTCACAGAATGTTGACTCGTCAGGATAACAACCAAAGTAAGCATCATCTAATCTCTCCTCAGTATCTATACCATACCCTTCAAGTTCTTGAATGATAGTGTTAACTTTAGATACGCTGTCGATGTTAAACAACTCGCTTACACGTTGTTGCATGTCAGTCAAAGTAGTAGTAGTCATAGTGTTGTGAATGTGTTGTTTGATTAGTGACAATGAATTAGCTGAACGTTAGTGGATCATCCATTAGCATCAAATGTATTAGTGGATCATGGATCCAATTTCATTAGCATCAAGCTCACTGAACTGTTCCCAAGTAGTGATACCTTGATCAATACATTTATTTGCAATCTCTTGTGCTTCGTCATCATTGACATCTAAACGTCCTCCGATGTAACACCAGAGTCCGTCATATCGCAATTGATTGATAGTAGTTTCAGTTGGCATTAGTGTAATTTAATAAATTGGAAAGTTGAACAATCACCAGTGAAGCATTAGCCGACGACTGTAGTTAGATTGCCTTTGCAATATGCATTGACAAACTTACCGAATGATGTGATCTCTCCAAAGAAGACATCAATGATTGCTTCTTCGCTAACATTATCATAAAGATAAGTCTTGTCATTACCTTTGAATTGTACCATCACTTGATTAGTTGATGGGTTCAAAAGAATGTTACGAACAGTAGAAGATTCGATGGTGTTAGGCTTGAAAAACATGACGATTAGTTAGTTAAAGATGAACGTTGAACAATCGCAAGCTAAGACACCATAATCAACAAGATCATGATACTTCTCAAAACGATTGTCATCCTTTACTTCATAACAAAATAAACCTTCGTTATCAAGATCAAGTAAAAATTGAGCAATGATTCTATCGTACTCTTTATCTCCAATGTAATCAAGAAACGTCCAATCATCGTTGATTAAACCGCTTGCAAGTTCAGTCGGTAGTGTGTACTCTGTTCTCATTGGTTTGTGTTAGTTAAAGTTGATCGTGAATTTGTAAAGAATTAAACTAATTTCATAATTTCTTCTTTCTGATCATCTCTAATTAACTCTAACTCATCGACAACATCATCGACATAATGTTCAGCAATGTCTCGCCAATCGATCTCACTGATTGCAGCGTTTAACATGTCATTGATGAAACCGTGTTGATCACCTGGTGATAGTGAACACTCTACAAACTCTTCAACATGTTCTTTGATGTAGTTCTCAATGATATCTAAGACATCACAGTTGTCCTCACAATTGTCGAACATATCCATCATGTCAGTGAAGTCAAAGTCGTTGAACCACATGTTACATAACCATGTTTCATAGTTAGTCCAACCGTTGTACTTTTGAATGTTCATTAGGGTTGCTCCCTTTGATTACTCACGTAGTATGACACCGCCGCTGGCATTTGTCAACGGGCTAATTTATAAGCAGTGCTTATCATTATAGATAAGTTATACTAATAAGGCACGACAGATGTTTTGAGAATCATTATCATTATCAATATTTAATACTGATACGTATTCGTATCGCATAACATAACACGTGTAATCCTGTCGCTATCTAACATTAACCCGCTCGCACTTCGTGCTCGCTCCCCCACAATATTCACCCAGTAAAAATATTATTTTACACGGGCAATCAGGCGGGCGAAGTGAGCGTAGCGAACGGAGCAATTAATGTTAGATAGGCGGTACAATTATGCAGGTTAAATGATACTTTTTAGGTTACAACATGTTACAACCAGTAAAAAAGGTGGCACACCATCAGCATTGATAATGTTACAACCAGTTAAGAAACTGGCACAATACACCCTATATGGGGGTTTTTTGTGTGAATGTGGCTGTTAACTCCTGTTCAGACATTTTTGTCATTTTTTTTACGACCACATTGCTTCTGATACAGTAGGAAACTGTTCCATAAGTAACTGTTTAACGCCAGTTGCAATCAATTGATGTTCAAGTTGAGTCCCGTTAGCGCATCTTAGCGCAGTATAATGCAACCAAGAGCGTAAAGTACCGTTCATATAGAGTTTAGTAGGTGTACTTAGGGGAAGAACATCTCTTGCACATTCTTTAGCGACACCAGCGGCTAACATTTCGTTATAGAGGGTTAAGGATTGATCAAATAAGTCTTGAGTACGTATTTGGAACTCTTGTTGAGTAAATTCATTAAGATCATCAATACTATTTTGTCTATTTGAAGTATCTTGACGTCTAAAGTTAGGAAGTGATGGTGTATTAATGACTTGAGCGTATCTTTGACTAAATTCTTGAAAACTAAAGGATCTATGTCTTAAGATTTGACTAGCAACACTTCTGGTAGTGTCAATCTGTACACACATATTAACCATTTCAAAGGGAGACCAATGATTATGTTTAATAAGATATTTAATTAATTTAATACAATCAGGATTATCTTGGTTAGCGGGGTTAGATACTCTAGCCATGTAGGCTATCAATTGTTCAGCATCAGGTGTTACGTGAACAAGTTCTACGTTATGCATACAGTAGTATAAGTTGTGGTGGGATTAATGTTTGTGGTGGGATGTTTAATAAGTTCTCACGGGATTCATCAAAAGATTAAATATAATATTAAAATATAATATTAAAGGAGGTGCTTATAAAGAATGAAGAAGAGGGAGATGTTTGTCTTTGTGTCTTTGGATCCTCCTCACGCTTCATTAGATAAAGGAGGAATGAGAGCTTGGTGAGTTCGTAGAACGAACCCATGTCTCGAATTCCTCCCAATCGGGGAGTCGGGTCCACCCTTCCCTTCCCCCCTATACGGGTCGGATCGCGAGAGACCAGGCTATGACTGGCGTCTTGCCTAACTCAAATCCAGTGGTGCGCTAGAGCGACACCCAGGTAGGCACTGAGTTTTTAGAGTTACCTCTAGCTTGTTGTCTTTGTTCTAAATTCATACCAAAAACCATATGATTAGCAGAAGCTTGAGGGTCATCAATCATTTCTTCAATCATTGCATTCCATTCATCACGTTTACGATTTTTAATAGCTTCTAGGGCAGAGATACCAAGAGCATCTGTATAATATTGTACACCTTGAGCTAACGCATCTATTCTATCGTCGTGTCTAATTGCACCTTTTTCACGACACATCCTAGACATTTGATAAAATAACATATAAAGAAGACGTTCTTCAGGTGCAGCTTGTGGGTTAGATTTAAAGTCCCATTCTATAACAGCCCGGTCGATAACGAGTCGGTGTTGATTAAGGACGGGTTCAAGGGAATCAATGATTCGATCTTCTTTTCTAACATTTGCTCGGACTTCTTCAATATCAATTCCTTGTTTTGTTTGTTGAAGATGTTTGCGGAACAACTCGCTAACAATACCGTCACCAAAATTAGTTTCAATGAGGAGCTTAGAAACGCCATACTTTTTACAACCCTTTAAAATATCGAGTAATGTATTGTCGGAGTATCCGTCCCGGTAAGCACGCATGTCGTGCAAGTACAAATAACCGTTGCGTTGAGAGATATAAGCTGCTGCCGTTTCATCCGATCCACGACCCGACGGATCAACAGAGCAGATTGTTTCTTGGTAAGGATCCCATGTTCCTTGTAACTGCATTGGAGAGTAGAAATAGTCTCCAGGTAATCCAACAGTGGGGAGGTCTTTGATAACATTTTGTGGATCGGAGCACCAAACGATGGATTCGGGAGCAGTAGAGGGGTTAACGCTAGTGACGATAAGGTCAGAGCATTTAAGAGGAAACTTTTCAGCATCGGATAAACTCGTGTCTAACATGAACTGCAACATAAAGTTGCTACGACCCATTGACGCTTCACGTTCAATCAGGTCTTCATTATCAAATCTATCATCAGTTACTTGCCAAGGTTCAGCACCGCCATCAATATCTTCTACTAGCTGAGGCGCTAGAAGGCCTTCGTATTGTGAAACCTTCCTAGGATACCTAGCAGGCCAAACAAAGGGCTTGTAGGCTCTCTCAGCTAGCTTACGATAGACGGTAAAGGTTGTCTGTGGTGTACCTAAGAACATAATACGACTATCATTCTTGGGAGTAAGGATAGATTCAGCTTCAGTACATAATTGTAGAAGCTTTTCCCTCATAAATTCTGTCATACTGTTACCTGGTACTTCAATATCGTCCAGGATCATCAGGTCAGCACGACTACCGGTAAGCTGACCAGTAATACCGACTGATTTAACAGAAGGAGCTTGGTGAGGGGAGCAAGCCACATCAAAGGAGATACGACTCCAACGGGAGTCATCAGATTTAGGGCGCAAATGACCCAACCAGGGTGTTTCAATGATTAATTTTTGTAGGAAGATTGACATGTTATCTGCTCGTTCTTTAGAAGCAGATATAATCATTATTTTCTTTTCGGGGTTATTAAATAAAGTCCAAAGAACAAAAGCACCAGTAATCCAGCTCTTACCAACTCCCCTAAATGCTTGGATCTGTAAACGCTTTGGACCATGTTGAAGGTAATCAGCAATTGCATATTGAGCACGTGTAGGGTTTGGTAGATCTAGTTCACTCCATAATGCTTGTAGGAATAGCTTGAAGTCGTCCTGTAGTAGATTTAATGTTGAGGGCTGGCTCAAAGTAGTTGATGAATTCTTGTTCTTTGTCATTTAGGGGTTAGGAGGGCTTGTAGAGGCTTTTAGGAATAGCTTAAAATCGTCTCTAAGGAGGTCTAAAGTGTTCATAGGTAGAATCTAGCGTGTAGGGGGTTAGGAGGGCTTCTAGGGGCCAGGAGCGTTGAATAACAAACTAGCACCACCTTTTAATATATTTAAACCAACTCCTAATACTGCTGCACCTGCACCAACTACATAAGGTGTAGCTGTTTCTACTACGTCTGATACAGTTTCCATTACAGAAGGGCTCATATCAACTTTAGGTGTAGGAGGTGTCTTTGGTAGTTGAACAGGTTGAGCAGGTTGCAGTTTAGGTGGATTGTATCTAATACCTCCTTTTGTAAGAATAAGTTCAGGTTCTTGTTGTTGAAACCCGCCTAATGTAGGTGGTGTATAGCCTGTTTGAAATAGATCAACACGCCGAGCTGATGGTGATTGACCTAAACTTTCTCTAGAACCTAAATAATTCTGTAAGCTTTTAGTTTGAGTGTATTTTTCTTTATTTTCTTCAGGAGAAAGTTGTTGTAAATTACCAGGCATATTACCTAGTTGATAGCCTGATTTTTTTAATGTATCTAAAGCCTGTTCAACAGCAGGCATACCGCCTTTAGCTTCTATACGTTCTAATTGAGAACCAAGCAACCAACTTTCAACTATATGATCAGCTTCATTACCACCTTCTCTAAATTTAGTTTTTAATTCACGAGATTTTAAAGCATCTTCTTTAGATAATTTACCTGTTTGAATCCTTAATCTTCTTTGACGAAGACGTTCACGTTTGGTTTGAGCTTTTACGTTTCTTTCTTTTATACCACCTTCTCCGTCAGAAGTAATGCGTATTATTTTACCGTTTTTAACAGGAGAACCTATTTGTTTAATTATAGATTGAGGCGTAGTTTTAGGTTTAAGTTTTTTAATTTTTTTAGCAGCTTTTTGGTAATCAACCCATGATAAAGTGCTTTCAGGCATAATTAATTAATATACTCCATAATTAGTTTTTCACGGAGTCTATTAACTCCAAATTTGTCTCTCATCCAACTAAGGACGGGTGTACTTCCTTTATCCTGATTACATCTGGTACAGGCGCATACAACATTTGTTGCGACATCCTCTCCGCCACGAGCGCGAGGATGAACATGATCGATAGATAATTGACTAAGGTCATAAGTTTTTCCGCAATAGATACAAGTATGGTCAAAGTGTTCCTTAATAGATGTTCTCCAAAGTCTTTTGGCGTCGGAAGAAGTCATAGCTATCAAGTTAAATAGGTAATCGTTAGGGGTAGGAAGTAGTGGGGTCATGCGCGTCCTTTACGTGCTCTGTTTTTTGATGCTGCTTCGAGGAATGTCTTTCCATTTTTTCTGTGGGATACATCCTTGCCATCACCGTTACCGTAGGTTCCACGTTTACGGTTTTCTTTATTTAATGCAGACCGTTTAGAGATCTGTAATGCACTTGAATCATATTTCTTTTGATATGATTTATAGTTACCATTAGCGTATTTTGGACCGCTATAGTTAGAGCTTCGTACCATAAAGTCTCCGTTTTACAAGTTCAGGGTCAACAGTTGGCATTAGGTTAGCTAGTTTATCTAGTGGGTTACCTTGAACAGCAACACCACTAATGTCGTTTTTGACAAGCCACTCTATCGCTGCCTTTATATCTTGTGTTGTAGCTTCACCACTTTTAATCCGATTAAGGAGTTCTTTGGTAACTAAATTGTGCAACTCATTGAATTGGTCTTCGGTTGCTTTCTTGTTAGCCATTTCTCAATACAATTTGATCTAATTTGTTTTCAATGCGGATCATATGATCCTCCATACGTTGCACCATTATTGAAAGATCAGCTTTAGATACATAATCTTGTGCAACACTTAATTCAAAGGTATCAACACGTCTATCCAAAGCCGATATTCTATTGTGTATACGATTTGTTAAAGCAGCACCTGCTGCAATAGCTCCAATAAGAGCTGATACCCCTGCTTCAATCATTATTTATTAGGAAATAGACCGTTACGAATAAATTCAACTGCTTTATCATCGATGTCATTATCGGTTGACTCAGCAAGTTTAGTAAGCATATCTACAATAAGTAGTTTAACTTTTTCAGACTGTAAAAATGAAAATAGAATTGGACGAATTAAAGTAATCATGATAAATAAAGTTGTTTAAACGTCAGCTGTATTAGTAGAAGGAAATGCTCTCCCTTCTCCCCAAATAATTCTTACAGCACCTTGGCCACCTGCACCAGGGTTTCCGCTAGGGCGACCAAAACCGCCACCGCCGTATAAACCTCCGGTTGCTTGAGTTTTATTGTTAGAAGTTGCAGTAGATAGACCATTTGTACCGCTGGAACCACCTCCTCCACCAACGCTAGAAGAAGTACCTGCAATACCGTCGCTACCTTGTCCGAGAAGACCAACACCGCCGCCGCCGCCTCCTATACTTGGACTAGCATAACCGCCGCCACCAGCACCACTATTTGAATCAGCAGCAATTGGGGCGCCACCAATCTGATTAACAATACCTCCTTTTCCACCGTTACCACTATATCCTCCTGCACCGCCGCCGCCACCATAGGATGCGGAGCTTTGATTTGTTGCATAAGGCCAATCGCCACCATTACCTCCACCCCATTGAGGTGAAAGGGATGCTCCACCTTGTCCTCCACTGGATGATTGTCCAGGTATGCCACCTTGTCCGCCAGTGCAACCTACTAAAACAGTTGATCCCCTTTGAATACCACTGTCTCCCCCATCGGCGGATGCAGATGGTACACCATAATAACCTCCGACACCAGCTTGAACACTTAATGTTTCACCAGGAGTAACCGGAATATTATTTCGATAAGCAAGTCCGCCACCACCGCCACCTGGTGAAGCAGTACTGCTGGTGGTTTGGCCTCCAGCGCCACCACCACCCACACAGACTGCACAAATAGTTGTTACTCCAGAAGGAACGACCCAACTAAAAATACTAGAACTTGTAGCATTAATCGGTGATGTAAATGTTTCTTGCCCTGCTAGTGAAACTTCTGAACTAAAAAGCAATTGATGTATCATTAAGTTAACCCACTACCAATAATAACAAAAACATTAGAAGCAACACAAAGAATAGTTGCTAGTCCATATCGAGCTAATGTACGATTACCTGTGTTTATTGTTCCTGCTTGTCTTAGTGTTACGCTACCACCTTGTGTAATAGTTTGGTCATTAGTACTATTATTAAAAATGCTGATAGCATCACCAACACTAAACACACCACTAGGTACAGTAACACCACCATTTGTAATGTTAATATGTTTACCAGCATCTGATGCGATTAAAGTATATGCAGATGTTTGCGTATTAGCTAGTATATTTGGAAATGTTTGATCAGCAGCAAATGTGATGCTGTCAACCATTGTTCCACCTGCTAAAGGTAGATAATCATTAAATAAGTTTGTTACTGAAGTATCTAATTTAGCAGTTGTAACAGCACCATCAGCTACTTTATTAGTAGTAACAGCACCATCAGCTACTTTATTAGTAGTAACAGCACCATCAGCTACTTTATTAGTAGTAACAGCACCATTTGATAGTTTAACTTCAGTAATAGAGCCATCTGCAACTGAAACTGCACCCGGTGCTAGTTTATCAGCAGTAACTGCATCATTAGCTATTTTAGCAGTAGTAACAGAACCATCAGCAATACCACCAGATATAACATCTTGGATTTTATTTTCTTCTTCTTGTCCAATAAAAAGAGATTGTTCAAAATTTCTATTTAAGTCTTGTGCTCTAATAGCTGAACCTGGGAAGAATGTTGAAGATGTAGCTGTTGTATCAGTCTCTCGATAAATACGAATAGCAGCGCCGTTTGCTGGTGCTACAGTAAAATCTACTTGTGTTGGCGTGTTATCATTAATTGTGAAAGCAGTCGTACCTATATCATTTAAGGTAACTTTTACGTCTTCTTTTTTTATGTAAGGAAATGAAAAACTATAACTTGTTGTTGTCCCATCTCCTGTATAATTATTCTCAGTTGTTGCCATGATTTTTTAGTACCGAATGTTAAGTGTTCTATCTACTCCAGGCATTAAACCTTGTTCAGCTCTTTGACCAGCTAGTTGTTTTTCCATGATGCGTTGTTCAATAGAAAGACGTACTGGTGATTCTAGATCATTAAAGGCCCATTCTTCTGCATTTTTCAATGCTGCATCTATCATCATAAAGATTTGATCGTATTTACCGATAGGTACCTGTTTAGAAGAAATACCTTGTCTTCGTGCTTCTTTTAGTTCATTAATAGTATTGCGTGCTTCAGCTGTACGCATAATATTTTTTATTTCATCTCTAAAATAACCTCTTTTACCCATAAGGCTGTTAAGTTCAGCACGTTCAGTATTAAGCAAATCAACACCATTACGTTTCTTAAATGCACTAGATACATCATACTCAATATCATAAAGAAACTCTTCTTCTTTAGACATTGCAGGATGTACTTTAACTGGTGAATAAGAATTAAAGATACGTTGTAGCATTGTATATTTATTTGGTGCTTCACCTGTAACAGGACTAATTACAGTAGGTAGCCGGTTAGCAGGATCTAAGACACCAAGTAATTGGTTACGGTTTTTTAAGTTACTTACTATATCATTATTAAGATCCTTAAGTCCACCATCAATAATCTTACCAAATTCATTGCGTAAACCACCTAAAGGTCCAAGTGAATTTATTTGACCTGTTGCAAAAGTAGTTGCAGCAAATTGATTACCACTTAAAGTCTCTACAAGAGGACGTAAAGCAGACAAACCAGCTTGATCAGTTAAACCAGCTGCAAGTATAAAAGCTGCTTTTTGAAATAAATTCTCTGTTGCTGCTTCACCAAGCATATCAAAGTTATCAGCAATGTTAGCTACAGTAGCAACCCAATTACTTAATCCAGGACCAAGTAATTCATCATATGTAAACCTAACTCCATCAGGTCCAATAATTGACCGACCTTTCCAATTACTGTTTTTAGTACGTGATCTTTGTAGTTGTCTATCAACACTACCGTCTCCTGTCATACTAAACAAACCATCACCAAATAGTTTATCTTTAATAACAGAACCAATAGCTAAAGAAGTGACAAACGTACCAATTGCTTTTTTACCTAGTGTTTTATTTTTAAGATCTACAATAGCATTTAGCCTAGCTGTTTCATCCATTTGAGTTAATTTATAACCACGATTAGTAAGGATCTTTTCTACTAATTCAGGTTGTTCCATAAATGTTTCAACTGACGTATAAGCTAGTTCATTTACATCACGTTGGAATGAACGTAAAGGTGCAGGAAGATAATCATCAGCTACTCTAACCATATTTGCCATAGTTCCAGGGAACATGATAAAAGGTCTTAGTCCAGGGATTTCTTGTAAAAGACCGTTCAGTTGAGTATTTAAACCAGTATCAAGGTTTAAAGCAATCTCTCCAGTATTATATTTAACTGCTTCATCTACAATAATACCGTTCTCATCGAACATACTACCATATTCTTTATCGGCAATCTTTTTAATTTGATCAGGTGTTGCTTCTTTACCAAGACGTTCTAGTTCATCCATAGCACGGAAACGTGCAGTAGCATTAGCTAAGTTAGCAGAAGTAAAGCCATCAAAACCAGTAAATGTATTAGGTGTAAGTCTAAATACAGGATCAGCTGCCATTGCTTGTAAATTTTCGTATTGATCTACAAGAAATTTAAAACCGTAATTACCTTTATCTGCTTCTACTCTAGCGATGTTTTTGTATTGTGCTAGTTTATTTTCATTTTTAATTACTAAGTCTAACCTAGTTGCACCTGCTACACTATTTGGGTTTTGTGATGCTTTCATGAACAACTTACCAGCATAAGGTAAGGCTTTCATTTGTGTATCTAAGATAGCACTATAAGCCATCCAACCACGTTGTACGGATTTAAGATCTTTACGTAGCATAGAGCCTGCAAAATAAGATACTGGTTCTGCAACCAAACCACTTAAGTTACCATATAAAGCTCTGCCTGCTGTACCAACAGAAGACAAAATAGAATTAAAGAAATTAGCTCTAACAGCTTGATCTAAAATATTAGGTGCATCAGGAGCATTATCAATAAGTGGACGCCAACGAGTAAAGCTATTAAGAATATCTTCATTCATTTTAGTGATGCTATTAATCTTACCATCACTAAGTTCATATAACTCAAGAAATGAATCAAGAACTTCTGGGTTATTTTCTTCTAAATACTGCCAGCTTTGGGTAAACCGATCACTTTCGTCTTGAATAATACGTAAAGCTTGTGGTGCTTGCTCTTGGATTTCTTTTGTTAGTTGTTCTGGTGTCTTACCAAATGCACGAACACGCTCACCTAAACGCATAATACCACGTTTCTTATCTAAGTAATACTTAGTGGTTCCTTGTAGTTGTTGTAGATATGCAAGATTATCACGGATTTGTTCTTTAGCTTGATCTACAGCAGCTGAGCCTCGGTTAAGCCTAATACCTTCAGATAGATCAGCAATTTGACCGGAGATTGACGTAGCACTATAAGCTTGTGCTTTTGCAATATCCATACCAGTAAATGCTTTAGCTTGATCATCAATCATCCTAAAGATACCAGCATAGCCTTCATCAGTTAATGTTTCTACACCAAACTCATTCTTTACAATAACAGGATCAAGAATCTTACGGATTTCATCTACACCAACAGTAGGGTCAAACAATTCAAGCACTAGGTTATCACCTTGTTCTTGGATTTCATCAAAACTAATTGCCCAATCTGCTGCATCAACACGATAACGATCAGCATCTTTAAGTTGTTTAGCAAGACCAACAGTAACTTGTTCAACACCACCTGGTGTACTAATGGCAAACTTACGTGCAGGTTCACTGATGAAGTTACCTAAACGACCATAAACTGATCCTTTGTTTTTAGCAATACGTACTGCATCAACACTAGCACCAATAATACCGAAATCATCAACACTACGGATACCAACTTCATTCCAATCATAAACGTCATTAACACCTTTTAGTGGGACGTTAGCATTAGGATTCATAGCTTGGTTGTAGTATCCAAGTTCATCAAGATCTGCCTCTTGTTTAGCAGCATATCTAGAAAGTTCTTCTACTGCATCATCACTTTTAGCAGCTGGTTGCATACTATTAATGATTTTCTGTGCTTGAGGTGTTTCACCAACAAGTTTAGGAGCTTTAGAAAAGGTTTGACCTACTTCATTAATTGCAGCACCAAACTTACCAAGAAAACCTACAAAAGGAATTAGAAACCCAAGACCTAAATCTTCGTTAATGTTTTTAATACGTTTTTCATCTGGACTATCAGTATCTAATGTAGCCCAGCTATCAGGAATAAAATCATATTGTGGTGGCAAAGCTTTTTTAAGAGTACCAAAAGCATTGTCTTCTTCATACTCAGAACTAAATGCACCAACAGCAACGCCAGCGGCTGCTTCTACACCTCTAGAACCAAGAAACTTCATAAAGGCAGTATTACCTAACCTATTAATGACGTTACCGGAGCCTAAGACTTTAGTAGAAATTCCTTGTGCTTTAGTTGCTGCGGCCATACCAGCACCTTGAAGGGCTAATGTAGGGACAACAACAGAAGAAATAGCTCTTACTGCTGATGATACACCGTTTTCATAAGGAGTTACCTTAGGAATTTGTGCACTTTTTGGTAGGAATTTATTAGCTAAATCAGTAACTGGATCTAATATCCCACCAACAGGAAGAGCAGTTGCTAGTTCCGCCGCGTATCTAGGATCAGTAGCAAAACCTTCTACGTCACTTCCAACCCCACCGCTCATTTGTAAACGGTTCCATTCCCCACGGCTCATACCTTGGGCTTCATAATAAGAATAATCTTTACTTGGATCGAATGGTTCAGCAGCCATTTCAGGTTGCATTGTAACCTCACCCGTAGGTGTAGGTTGTTCAATTGTTGGCGCAGTTTGACCTCCCGTAGGAGGTTGTGTCTCTTGTTCTTGAAGTTGCTGTTGTTGCTGTTCGTAAGTATCAACTCTCTGTTGAATTTCTTCTATTTGTTCATTAGAGAGTTGCTTGTTACGATCTT